TTATTTTCCTCCTTCCCTCCAGTAATATATTGGTGTCATTGCTCCACTGTCCCACGTGTCGTAGTAATTACCGTCAATTACCGCTATAACGTGCCCCGACAGTGCTAAAATATAAGCCCCTTCCGGGTGGTTGTTTGCAAATTCCGAGACGGTACAGGTCATATATTCGTCTGGGATTATATAACGGCTAAATCCCTTATCTTTGAGGTATGCGCCCCACACCGCATTAGCTGAGGGCATATCCGACAACATTAAGCCGTACAGAGCAAGCTGTATATATGTTTCTTCCCACGTCTGACCCATAGCCTTTGAGATAGCGCGCACGGTGCAATCTCCCACTTTTGCCGCCGCCGGGTTAGGATTCCAATATTGATACATCTCTCCGCCCTCCTTATAGTTTTATTATCGCAAAAAAATAAGCGCGTCACCACGAAGGCAACGCGCTTATTTCTCGCATGATTTTTAGTTATCTTTAGTTTCTTAAAGGCTGTTTATGTACGGGATCGTGCCGGGAACTAACAAAATTTTTTCCACAGCACAACTCCACAGCCCTTGTAATCCTCTCGTGCTTATATCCATTTTCTCGGCGGCTTGCTCCTGCGTTAATCCGTCAAAAAGCAAGTACTGTACAGTTTCGCGCTCCCGCAAAGTTAAGCGAGCACACGACAAGGCGTAATCAATAAATTGTTTATCGCCTAATTTCCAGAGTTTTTTTATCAAACTTCTGTTCACTGTATCACCTCAAACACGCAAAAATTACGTAAATTTATTTTATTTTGTCCAGTCCTAAAATCGCTCTAACCTTGTCTGGGAGCAAATCCGGGTTAATTTTACCGATGTTCTCTACAATAGAGCCAAGTTCCATCAAAATGATGTAAACACAAACTCCTGCGGCAATAGGCACCTGAAAGCCTAAGTCTACATATCTCTGCGCATAGTCGATAAGATACGCAAGCGCCACGAGCATGATAGAGCCAAATTTGTGGTACAATCCTTTCCTCATTTCTGAGGATTTCCACTCGTGGTTAGCACAGGCGGATACTCCACCGCTAGCCAAATCAAAAACTACAAAAATACAAGTTGTTAACGGCAACATAATTTCACTCATCTCCATTCCCCCTTAAAAATATTCTTCTTTTGTGATCAATAGTTTTCTTTTGTGATTTCTTCATATTCCTCTTTTGTAATCCATCCTTTCTCCACAGCATCGCGAACCATTTTTTTTGCCGTTTCCTCATTAAAACAGCCTGACATATACCACTTTTCTACAATTTTGTATTTTTTACTCCGCATATTCTTCACCTCCTTCTGATTCCGGAAGTTCTACATCCGTCATCATTGCAATATACTCAATTAATATTTTCTGTTTTTCCATTTCTGCAAACTGATTTTCTTTTTTTCTTACATCTGCAGGTGATTCGTTGTTTTTGATGATATCCATTGTCATTCCTCCCATAATTCTTTATAAAAATTATTCATCCTATTAATCATCTTATATGAATTACCATATGAAGCATGAACTTTCCATGCTCTAAAATGTTCGTCTACGCTCTCTTTCTTTTTTCTTCCCTTTTTGACGAGATTAACCATTCTTCTAAGCTTCTTTCTTTCATGTTTCACCTTTTTAGGGTCTATGCTTATAATGACCTTACCTGTTTCTGTTAGGCGAAATTGAAAACCAAGAAATAAAGTTGGCTCTTTGAGTTTACGTATTTTTGTTTTCTTTTCATTCAAGGTCATTCCAAGAGTTTTTAGAATTTTCTTGATGCACATTAAACATTCTTTTAATTTTTCTTTATCCTCATGTATCAAAACAAAATCATCCATATAGCGTATGTAATATTTAATACGCAGCGTTTCTTTAATATAATGATCCATACGATTAAGTGCAGCAATACCGACAATCTGAATAATTTGACTTCCGGGATTAAATCCTATTTCTCCAGGAAAATTATCTATAATTCTCGATGCCATATTATATGTGGTATCGTCAAGATATTTTTTAAAAACCAATTTCGCTATATCATGCCGCATATTGGGATAATAGCCTTTAATATCGCATTGGAGAACGTAGCCCTCACTCCCATGTTTTCTGTAATATTTTTGCATAAAACATTTAAATCGTTCTCTAGCTTTATGAGTTCCTTTGCCTTTTTGGCAAGCCATATTATCATAAATAAAATGTCTTGTTACTTCTGGATAGATTACATTATCATTAAGACTTCGTTGGTAAACTCTGTCTCGAAATGCTATACTCATGATTTCTCGTTCTTTAGGCTCTCTTACTGTAAAATACCTTGCTTTTCTTTCTTTATATGTACCACTATGCAATTCCTTTTCTAATCGTTCAACTTCTCTTGACCAATTATGGTAAAAGAAGACTACACTATCTTTCCATAATAGCTGTTTAATACATTTGTTCATAGATTCATATAACGCTTCGAATCCTATAATATCTTCTGTGTTCATATTTCTTATTAATTTATTTTCTGATACGTTTATAGCAATACCAGCTTTTTAAGCTGATTGCATCGTATCAGTATTGTTTTGCCATCTGGCAGGGTATTCGGCTCTTTGGATATTTATTTTCGGTCAATCTCGCTACGCTAAGACTTTATAGACTTATTAAACATTCAACCTGGGGCGCAGCGGTCCGACCACGCGGCATTGTTGTTGTTGATGTTGCCCGATGCATTGACATACCATGTATTGTTGCTGTTGCCTCGGTTCGCAGACCGCAGTCGAACATTCTGCGCACTAACAGCCTACAACCCACAATGAATTATTTGCTTTTTCTTAAACGGTCCGAATCTGACTCTTTCCATTTTCTGATACGGTTTTCAACTGTTGTTATTAAGCCTGTCCAGTATTTTATTCGTTTTGTTCGAATATGAAAAAGAGATTTTGATATTTCTACCATGCTTCTTAATTCAGCACAATCTGATAAGGCTTGATTCTGTAATCTTTTTCTTTCTCCTGCAAATTCCTCTACAAGCCGTGTCCTATTTGCAACTTTGCAGTTGTGATAAATGCTAATTGCAAAATCAACGATTTTCCCTGTGATATTAGAATATTGCGGAATAAAAACTTTAGGATTACTTGTAACCTGTATTGTGTGTAATGTTAATTTTAAAGCATCTGTGAGAACCGCAAAGTCTTTTTCTTTTCTATCTTCTTTTCTTACCATTATGCTTCTTTCTACACCGGGCGGAGGTGTCCGCCCGGAATTACTGCGGGATTAATGATACAAACCAAACTGGGGCGCAGCGGCCCGACCACGCGGCACCGCTGCTGCCGATGTCGCCCGACGCATAGACATACCATGTAATGTAGCTGCTGCCTCGGTTCGCAGACCGCAGTCGAACACTCTGCGCACTGTTATGATTTTCAACGGCGTAGTGAATCATATTAGGATATGTTTTATACTGCTCCATCGGGGTTGCCCGTCCGGATACCTGTTTCCAATATGCGAATGGTTCGCCCTCTCCTGGTGCCTGCGGCTTAATAAACATCTGCTCAAGAGATGCTAAGAACACCTTATTATATGTAATGTCCTGTCCCTGTTCACTATCCGCAGGAATCACAGTATTGAGCAATGTTGTAACTTTAATTTTCTGAATAACAGACAAAGTATCTTCTGATAATCCCGTAAGAAATCCTGCCTTAGTTTTTAATTCTGCTGGTACCCTATCATATTTATTCTGTGGAGTCCACCATTCTCCCGCACCCTTGTTGGAATTAAGCCATTGCATGATTGCACTCTGTCCGTAACGATTATAGCCATATCCAACTCGGTACAGAGAATTTAACTGTTCATTGCCAGCTGCTTCAAGAGTTCCAAGGCTAGTTCCTGCCTCGCCAACAGCAACAGAAACGGTTTCAATAGGTTCTGTTACAGAATTGCTAGCATATGAGGATACCTTTAATGCAGATGTCTGTACATCTGGAATTCTTTCAAATCCTGCAAGCTGGCCGCCGACCGGAACGGGTTTTGTGAGCGTAAAGTTATATACAGTTCCTTTTACACAGTTATTTCCCCAGTTTGTTCCGATTGTAACCGAATATGTTCCGGCAGGAAGCTCCTCGTTTTCGGCAACATAAAAAGCCTCGTAGTTATCAAACTGCACTCCAAAAGGAGTCAAATAATGCCATCCGACATAAGCTCCCTGCACAATCTGACCGTTTTCTAATTCCGCCGTACCAAAATGCAGAATATCAAGTGGGACTGTGTATGTTTTATCCGCTACAATATCTTTCCATTCAATCATGATCTGATCGCCAGGAGCAAAAATACTTTCTGCTGTCCCCTTTCCAGCAAGTCGCGCGAAACCTTTCCAATCACTTGTCAGTGCTGTAATATTACTCTGTGCTATCGCCGCAAGAAAAGCGTTTGTTTTCTGCATTTCGGCCACCATTTGCTCTGTCTGGGCCACCTGTTCCTTCATTGTCGAGTCTCTTGCTACATCAAGATTTGTTTCTGTCGCCATATTATTTCCCTCCTATTTTTTATAAAAAATTTGCAAACCATTATTTTCGCTTACTCGGAATATAATGTTTTCACCTTCGGATTTCTTATTTAATTTTTCTATAAATTCTTTCATAAGTGCGTCTGTGTCTCCGCTTACTTTACCATGTTTTAAGAGTACATACGCCTCATCTCCCGTTAAACCGCTTTTTCTCATGCTCTACACCTCCCTAAAGTAAAAACCACTTGCTATCAGGTGCATAAAAGCCATATAATTCCCCTGTATCTACGCATAGTGCTGTCGAGCCGCTTGCAACATAATGAGGTAATTTGTCCACCTCAGAAGACTGTCCCCAGTAATATCGCTTACTTCCGTCCGTATCTATGCAATCCCAGCCGCCTAAATCGTGTATAACATCTCCTTTGCGGTATGTCTGTCCATCAATAATTATTGTTCCACTAGCTATCAAGGTCCTTTCCCTCCTTACTGTACTCAATCTGTAAGCCATTATTTTCGCTCGCAACTAACTGCGGGGCCGTGACAAGCTTTGTGACAATCTGCTGCATTGCATCTATCTTATTTTCTAATCCTTGTATCGTCTTTTCTAATCTACCATATTCCGGGTATTTATCTAACTTTTCTTTATCATCAGCACCCATGAGCCCTGTTTTTTTACCTGTTGCTTGAGCGATGTCGCATAAATAAGAGGACCCTAATCCAATTCTTACACCAGTACCATCATCAAACCATTGTGCAACGAATTTTTCCCACGTTCCGACAGAGGTCAGAACGTGCTGCGTCATTCCCTCCTCGGGAGCAGGCACAAGTCCTCGGGCACCGGCATCGTTGAGGGTTGCTCCTTCGAAATCTTGAATTTCTTTCGTTACATTTTTAAATTGTTCCCTTATTGCTTCTCCGGCCGTAGGATATGTATTTCCATCTGCGTCAACTCTGATGTCTGAAATTTCTTTTGAACAGTCAGAGATCTGTGCCTTTCCTATCCAGTCAAGAACGTAGCAATTAACATCTGATACCGGGGCCCTGACGCTAGCTTCTAAACCGGGGGTTCCGTAAAAACTTACAACATCATCTCCTTTTAAATACAAAATATATGCTATAATTTTAGTTTCCCCTGTGCTTTGCGCAACTATTTGCCAGGCGTTATACCTTTGCGAAACATCATTTATGCGAGCTTCTATATCTAGTTTCCCGGAACCACTTATAAATATTCTCAATTCAAATATATATAAACCTTCTTTTAAAATTTTTACTTTTTCATTTGATTGTTTTTCTGCAAAATCCAGTGTCCCCTCTTGAAAAATTTTACATATAGGCATTTCGTGTTTTCCACTTGTTCCTTCGTAATTATAAGAATCATCTGGGTCCGGGTCACCTGTAGTTGCATTTCTATACGCATGAAAAACCAAATTTGATTGTGTGTAATTTCCTGTAAAGGTCTGTGACGTCGCTAGCTCGTCAATTCTTCCTTTTTCAATTTTTAGCCTTTCAACTACTGCCGCAACTGAGTCTGGATGTCCTGTTGCATCCTTATAGCACTGCTGTATGCCGTCATAAATGGCTTGCCGCATGTCTTTCCCTTTGCGAGCGTTCTTTATTGTGTTTAAAATATCTGTAATAAACGCCATTTTTATTCCTCCTGTTCTATTCGTTTCCACGCATAGAGAGATAGTTGACTGCTGGTTACTATACTATCAAATAATTCCCACGTTCCCCCGAGAATTGCGGTTGGGCTTACGTTATTTGTAGTGCAATAAATGGAGCCTATTGGATATATTTTTTCGATTGTATCGGCTGTGGTATTTTTTGCCGTTTCCAACGCTTCCTGCGCTGTCTGTTGCGCTCCATTAGCTGTCTGTTGCGCTCCATTAGCTGTCTGTTGCGCATTGACCAGTAATTGCTTGATGCTCTTATCTGCCCCTCCGTTTCCCGTCAAAGTGTTGCCTGTATAGCCAAACGTATATTCTGTTTGCGATGGGTCTAAAAAATTGTAAACAATTTTATTACAGTCAAAATACTCGTTGATGCCGTGCGGCGTAGAAATAACTTTGACTTTGTCGCCCAACTTAATATCATCCGTGCTTACGTTTAGTAAATGTAAATTTGCGGCGGTGACTGTAAGGGAAAGTGAGTTTAAATATCCGCTTTCTACATCCTTTTTGGCCGCCGCAAGTAACTTGCTTGCAATATATATATCGTCATACTGCTTTGTTTTTGTGATGCGTCCAAATAGTTTGATTCCTTCTTGTGACTCTACATAATCTTTTCCATCGTTTGCCTTTTTTATTGTCAATCCTTCGGCTCCAACTGGGATGAGCACAGTATAAACATCGTCAGCTGTGATATTTTCTGTTAAATCTAACAAGTTACTACCAAATTCAATGGTTTGCTGCGAAGTTCGCTCAAATTCTTTGAGGTAATCGAGATACCGGGTGCCGCCAGATAGTCGCGGCACGATGTATCCGGCTGTATTCTCGTTCTCTGTTAGTTTGTCAGTCATTTCTGCATACGTTGTTGCATAATTTTCATTCGAGCGAACTATTGTGTCATTGCTATCCGTAACCGTCACACGCCCGACTGTAAATTGCTTGCTCTTTTCTACTTGCTCATTGTGATTATTTATATACTGCGTAAACAGTTCTTTTACTCCACCTTTAAAATTATAAGGGCGTTGAATGCTATCTTGCAGAAATCCTAATTCGCCCTCACAATATAGTTCTTTCTCAAGTAAAAAATTGCTCTCTTGGTGCAAAATTCTGCCCCGAAAGATTTCCTCTCCGTCCTGATACGCATATATAAAATCTGTCAGCCTTTTTAATCGTGAATAAGCAGGATTAAGAACTGGGACAGTTATCTCCAGCACGGCCGATTTGTTTGCCTCAACGGTTAATTTTGCGCTCTCAAGAGCGTAATCATTTTGCAGAGGGTCATATAGTAGACCCGAATCCGCTTTTATCGTATACACTACAAATGACCTCCTTTGTAATCTACTGACACAGTGCCTTTTCCTGCGAAAATAATCGTTGTATCTCGCGTGATTGTTAAGCCTGATATTGTACTACGTCCTTCTGGTAAACTGTAAGTTTTGCCATATATTTCTACTGTTACGCTGCCCGCTACAATAAACTCAGGGGATTCGGGCATATCTGCTGCAAAAATTTCAAGCTCATATGTTCCGTCAATTTCCAAATCTTTGTACTCTCTTGCCACATCCGTATCAAAATCAAATGGATCCCACAGCCAGTCTTCTAAACTAGATTTTAATTCGTATTTAAACGGTTCGCAGGTAGCTTTAATTGTAATAGTTGACGAAAGTCTGTCAGATTCCCACGACTCCATTTCACATCGTCCCATATAATAGTAGCTGGGGTCTTCATCCATAATAATTTTCAGTCTTTTGCCATGTACATCTCTAGCAATTTCGCTGTATTTATTAGACCAATCTTCGCGCTTGCCTATATACAAAAATTTCCATGTTATCTCACGGTTTCGGTAGGTTGGAAACCCAGTCAAGACCTCCGTAAAATCCAATGTAACGTTAGAGTAAGGGATTTCTACGTAATTCGTGTTGGTTTCAGGTAAACCGATTTCGGGGCGAATAGAAGGATAAACGCCCCAGTCTTTTGTTGAGTGCTTATCTCCAAACTGTGTGCCGTATATCATTCTACTCACCTCCTACTGTTGTTAGCCTGAATCTGCCCTAATTGCCTGTCAATATAAGGAGCCATCATTTTTGCCATACCACGCGGGTCATATCCTTCCGCGCCAAAGTTGGGAAAATATTGCCGCATAAGCTCCAAAATAGCTGCTAAAAGCTTTGACACGTTATCATTTACCTGCCCTGTCGCAGTCCTTTGCGCGTTGTAGCCTGTGCTCCAATCGCCTGCCAGCAATGCATTGCTACTTAGCGTAGATAATGTGCTATAGACGCTATCTGCGTTGTTTTCGATGCCCCGTGCGATTCCAAGAGGGATAAATTTTCCAACTTGGTTTGCAAATACACGGGACGGACTCTTGATTTGTAGAGACTTTTTAGACGTAGAGACAACGGAGTTCATAATGTTCTTAACGGCATTATTTAATTCGCTGTATTGTGATTTGATGCCCTTACTCATGCCTTTTACAATATTTTCCCCGATTTTTTTCGCGTTAGCTCTGGTCTTGGAGCCTAGCTTTTTGAGGTTTTTATTGTAAGCGTCCTCAAGCTTCTGTACTTGGTTGCCTGCGTTTTTAATCAACGTCTTTATCTGCGCCTCTGTGGACGCTTTCAAAACGTCGTTTTCACTGACTGCCTCTTTTAATGCAATACTTGATTTTTTATTATACAGCTTCACAAACTCGGAAAATTCCTTGTCCGTCATGTTTGCAATAGCTTCTAAAAATCCTGTATCCGTTACATCATAGCTGGTTAAATCGTCGTAGATTGCCCGGTTGCTCTTGCCTAGCCGTTTCTTAATTTTATCAAGTGTATTACTGTAGTCCGTTAATCCGTCAACGTGGGTTTGCAGATTGTCAAGAATCGTGTCGGCATCCATGTCGGCGGTACTTTTGTTTAGCGAAAAAGCCGACGTGAGTTTGGTTGCACTAAATAGCGTATCCTTTCGACTCGTTACCGCATCGTCGTAGGTTTTTACAACCGCCTGAATGTCTGAAATAAGCTGTTTTTGTACGCTGCTTATATCTGACTTAAAAGTTGTGTTAAGTTTTTTCACATCTTTATTGTACGTTTTCTTTGCAGATGTAAATTTACTTAACGCCGAACGATATGCCGCCGTGCCCTTCTTTGCGTGCTTTAAAATCGTTTTCCAGTACAGCACTTCTTGTTTTTCGCTGATTTTGTTACTATTTTTTAATTTAGTAACTTTTGTTGACGCCGCATTAACAAGTGCACGCGTTAACTGTTCTCCCGAATTTTTTCTTGATTTCTTTTTGCTCTTATTGTTTGCCTTTTTCTGCGCTTTGCTCACGGATTTATAAACAGCATTAGCCAGTTTGGCTCCCGCGCTAGTAGCCTTTTTGGTATTTTTTGTAATACCCTGTGCCATACCTGCGACAATTTGTTTTCCCACCTCGTCTCTAAACTTACGAGACGGGGAATGGATTCCCAGTGCGCTTTTAGCCGCCGACAACGCTCTCTTTGCCGCTCTCTTTGCCGCACTGATAACCGCTCCCACTCCGCCGGAGATACCATTAGCAATTCCTGATACGACATTCTTTCCGACTGCTCCCCATCCGACTTTAAACGCCCCCCTGATACCGCTAACGGCTTTTTTTGCGTACCCCAGTAACTTACTTGGTAGGCTGGAGATTGATTGCGCTATTGCTGATACAATACTTTTAGCTACGCCACGTAAAGCACCTACTCCGGCTTTGAATGCAGATTTAAGCCCTTGTATGCCCTTGCTGCCTAGCGATTTGAGCGTAGACGGAAGATTTTGCAATGCTCCTTTGATGCCTGTCACAACACTCTTAGCCGCCCCTTTTGCGGCTCCTATCATTTTTTTAATGCCATTTGCAAGACCTTTTGTGACCTTGCCGCCTAGTGACACCCAGTTAAACGCCGTAACAACTGCTACAATCGCCTGTATAATTTGCGGAATGCTGGCAATTAGAGAAGGTATTGCCTGTATAATGCCTGACACAAGGGTTACAATAATTTTTAATCCTGTTGCAATTAATTTCGGTGCATTGTCGTTAATAATATTGGCTATATTAGTAACAATTTGCGGAATATACGTTATTAACGTAGGCAGGCTGTTAGCTATGCCCTGTGCAATGTTTAAAATTAACTGCAATCCCGCATCAATTAATTGTCCTGCGTTCGCCCGAAGCTGTGCGGAGAATTGTGTCAGCATCGGAAGTGCCTGTGCCAAAAAGTTTGGGATACCTTGCGCCATGCCACTAGCGATAGTTGTCAGCAGGTTGACTCCCACGGACGTAAGCACGCTTAACCCCGTGGAAATTGTCGAAGCAAGGTTGTTTAATAGCTGACCGACTGCACTTGTGATACCACCGGAATTTTGAGCAACGCCCGAAATCAACCCGTTTATAAGGTCGCCGCCGATTTTTGTCAACCCCGGCAACTGACCACTAAAATTAATCGCATCTTGCGCCAGTTTGGAAAGGGCGCCACTTATGCCGCCGGATTCCATCGCCTCAGCTAATCCACTAACCTCGCTTGTTACGCCTTTGATGGCACCACGGATAGTGCCCGAAAAAGTATTGTAAAAACCCAGTTCTAAGCCCTCTGTAGCACTAGATAGCAAGGTTATATCACCTTTTAGATTGTCTAGCTGTGTAGCCGCCTGCTGTGCCGCGGAGCCGGAAGAATCCTGTATTCCCTTCCAGAATTTTTGTACAGTCGCATCACTTGATGCGGTCATTTTGTTAAATGCCTGTAAGCCTTGCGTTGTAAAAATCGTAGCAAGAGCGTTATTTTTTTGCTCTGCTGTCATGCCCTGCAAGGAGCCGTTAAGCTCGTCTACGAGGTCGTTAAAATCTTTTGCCTCGCCGTTTGATTTATAGGCAGACACTCCTAACTGGTCTAAAGCTTTTGATGCGTTATCAGTCGGAGTATATAAGTCTGCCATTGCCCTATTTAATGCTGTAGATGCCTCAGAGCCTGTTACGTTTTGCTCTGCCAAGCGGAGCAGGGAAAGTGTAACACTGTCCGCCGATTGTCCGTAGTTTTTCGCTGTGGCGGCAGAACCGGAGAAAGCCTCTCCAAGGCCTCTTACGTCCGTATTGGCAAGAGTAGCACCCTTTGCCATTAAATCGGCATAGTAAGATGCATTACTCATCGAGTCACCAAAGCCTTTTACAGCTCCGGCAGTATACGATGCCGATTCTTCTAGGCTCATAGCACCGGCAGAGGCAAGGTTAAGTACCGTTCCGATTCCGCTAATCTGTTCATCCGCCGACAAGCCAGCCTGAGCAAGGATGTTCATTCCTTCCGCCGCTTCCGTTGCGGTGTACTTCGTTGTACGCCCCATTTCCTCGGCTTTGGCCTTGACGTCTCCTATTTTGTCTACGGTTGTACCCATGGTAGCCGCTACCTGAGACATCGCAGTATCAAAATTCATCCCGGAGTCTATTGACGTTTTTGTAAATGCGGCGGCGGCGGCAGAGCCAGCCGCCATAGCTGTTTTAGCCACTTTCCCGACTGTTTTAAATGCCCCGCCGATTTTTGATGTGGACGAGCTGGCGTTACCTTCTGCGTCTTTCAGCCCCTTCTTATATGCGGTGTCTTTGATTGCCAGAGTGACAAACAATTCCATCACATTCAATCACTCATCACCACCAATCCGGCTTTTTTAATGACGTCTGCGGCTATTTCTTCGCCAGTCCTTGTTGTTGTTTGTTTTTTATTGTTATCAATTAAATCAAAAAATGAGACAGAAAGATAATTTCCGCCAAATGCCTGTGAAACGCTCTCGGTTATATCTCTCAATCCATCGGTTATATACCGTTTGTAAATTAGTTCCTCTGCATCATCTAAAATCTTAGATTTGACGTACAACAAGAATCCCTTTACGCTTCTTCCTCTGTATTCTCCTGCACATCGCCAGAGCGTCCTCCTGTTGCGCTTGTTGGCGCTGAGAAAAAAAGCTGACGTACCTCCGGATCGTTGACAAGGTCAACAACACCTTTGATAACATCCATTAATTTGTGTTTTTTCTTGTATTCTTCGACACTCTGCAATTCAAACGCTGCTAAGATTCCAATTACATCGTCTTTATGTGTTTTTAACAACTTAGGAGCTGTTTTAGCCCCTCTAGCAAAGACTTTGATGTATTTCTCCCCTTCCTGCGGTACAAGCTTTTGGCAAAGTTCAAGTGCCACGTCGTCATCTACGATATTGCCGATATATTCAAGGGAATTTGCAATGGCTTCTAATCCCTGTTCTGCTGTTAAATCTGATAATCTCATGCTTTACCTCCTACGCCGCTTCGCCTGTTTTGATATAGACCTCGTAAGGTACTGTCTCTATGTTCTCAATGCTGTAATGCCCTGTGTATTCGAAGTCAAAATTGCCTTTTGCCTTATCGTCAGATTTAACCTTGAAACCGCCCGTTGAAAGCGCGTTCATGATTTTAATTGCGATAAATCCGGCGGAATCCCCGGAATTTTCGTCTGAATAGTCACCAATCCACCAAATATCCTTAAAATCTTCTGCTTTTAAATCTGCTCTTGGTGTAATTTTATTCCCTGCTACGTCTGCCGCCGCCATAAAGCTTTTAGCCTGTGCGGTATCCATGGTAACAGCTGTACCTGATAATTTTACTTCGATAGATTCGATTTTTTTTAATTCCTTCGTGTTTTCAGGCACGTTGTCAATGTCTTCGCCAAAATCGGTAAAAGATGGCTCTGCGCTAAATTCGCAACCACCGCTGGTGGCCATAAGGATATTGGCTGGTGTTATAGCACCTGTTTCTGGCTCAAAAGTTGATGCGATAATACCAGCATTAAGCTGGATTTTTTTAAAAAGGTCAGAAGGTACCTGTGTATACTTCATTTGCTCACCTCGTTAAATAGTTATAAATTGCATAGTTATTACTGTGTATCTGCGTACTATTGACGAGTCGGCTTCATCGACTAAAGGAGTCCACGGCTGGTCTTGCGACAAAAAAATGATTCCATCATCGCACTTGACCGTAGTGCCCCCTTGCAACCTGTCGCTGATTTCTTTTGCCTTTTTGTTCGGAATTGCCTCTGATTCTGTGTGGTACCATACGTTTACAGCGCTGGCGGCAGCTGTGCCAGTCCACCAGTTAGCTGTAGTTGGTTCGTATGTGATAAAAGGAAATGTGGTATCCTCCGGCACTCTGTTAGACGGATATGCAGTTATGCCGAAGGATGACCAAAATTGATACAGTGCCGCTGTTGGAGTCATGACGTTAACTCCCACTTTTCCGCCATGACCTGTGCTATATCCAAATTGGATGATGCAGGGGTTTCTTTTTCTCCCGCATTTGATGTAACTCTAAAAATTTTCCCGTCTTTTGTTTTTAATACATCATGATAGCCTAGCTTTACTGTTTTAGCTGTAGTGATTGTATATGTTGCTGTTACACCCTCTTTTTCCGCCACTCTGGCAGACATGGAGGTGTCGCGGACAATGGCCGCCTGTATTTCTGCGCCTTCTACCCATTCGGTGATAAATCCACCCTCACCGTCGGAAGTGCGCTTTTTATCCATGAGTATGCAATCTTGTAAAAATTCATTGATTAAACTCATGCCATTTTCCTCCATGGGTTCAGGCGCGCCCTAAAGGCGTCTTGCCATGTGTAGGTCTCGCCTTTGCTATTTGTTGCCCTGTTGTACGAATAACCGCCAAATGACTCCGACTGATACGCCCCTAAATTGCCGTTTTTCGCCTGCCACTCGCTGATTTCGTCCACCAGTGATAAAAACGGTTTAGGAATAGCCAGTGGAACAACCACGCCAACAAATGTCTCCTCTTGCAATGGGGCAATATCGCCTTTATGATACTGGTAGACCCCGTCATTGAAGATAGAGCCGCTTATTAAATAATACTGCCCGTCTTGTAGCGGGAGACGAATCGCGGTAGCAGAATAACGCAGGTCTTTAGTATCTTCCGTCACACCTACATCAAAATCAAGCGTGTCAAAAATCCAATCTCCGATTGTTATTTCTCCCGTGATTGCCGCCCCCTTGACCGGGAAGAAATTGTGAATGTGATTCATGATTTCATAAAGCACTCAATCATCCCCTTTTATTTTGCGGCTGCCTCTGCGGCTGCCTCTGTGGCTACTACAACGCCGTCAAGTCTTTCTGCTAACAGTACAATACCACTGATTACGGTATCGGATGCCGTAAGATTTGTGTAATCTGCCGTCTCGTGGATACCAATATAGCCTGTCTGATCTGTAGTAAAATTAAAAGCTTTGCTAAGTCCTGCGCTTGCAGCGGAAACGTAATAAAGCACAATATTATCCTTTGCTGTTGCGTAAACAGTACCCTTCGGAACAGACGAGTTTAAAATAACTGTTCCCAGACCCAGGAAGTTTTCAATATACGTCATTCCGAATGCTGTCTGTGTGGAAATCTGTGCACTTTCAAGGTAATCTGCTACGTCCAGCTGATTTACAAAAAACACAGATTCGATTTCATCGTCTTCGAACAGAGCCTGTAATTTTCCCCATGCCTGTGCTAGTTTACCTTGTAATCCTTTTCCCTGAATCTTTGTAGTCCCAGTCCCGAGGAAGTCAAAAAACTGTTTTCTGATAGCTTTCTGCACGTCTTTGAGCATTCTGTCAGTAGTCATATCAACCGCCTGGTCGAATCCCTTTTCAATGATTGCTTCTGCTGTTGTGGCTTTTCTCCACTTCTTGAGGGTAATTTCACCCCAGTTTTTAGCTGTTGTTTTATATTTAGAAAGTGGAATTGTCTCGCCTTCTGCAACGTCTCCGCTTTCGAGGGTACCTGTTGCCTTATATGTTTTGAGGACTGTTCCATCCTGCTTCTGAATTTTTCTTGTGATTCCCAGCGCTTCTGTGAGTTTTTTAATGCTTTCGGAAAAAATTTCGACAAATTCCTGTTCTCTCGCCCACGCAAGGTCGGCGCTGGTAATTAATTTTTCATCTGCCATATCTTTTTACTCCTTTTCTGTTTTTGCAAACGCTTCTTTGTTTGCGATCATGGCGGCGCGCCTTTCTTCTCTGTCAGAAATTTTCATAATTTCCTCGCGAGTCATTTTCCCTGGCTCACTTTTTGGAGGATTAGACACGTTCGCGCCTTTAGTTTCTTTAGTTGTGATGTAGTCGGCATACGCTTCTTTGATGCCCTTTTCTACCTCTGTTGCATTCTCAAATTTGCCGTCAGTTCCGATTTTTAAATTATCAATAGTCTCTTTTGACGCTTTTAACGCAAGGTTAATTACTTTACTGGACACGCCGGAATCTTCAAGCATCTTTTTGTATGCGGCTTCTTTCGCATTGTAGGACGCTTTCTTGTCCTGTTCGGCTTTGTAGTTCTCAAAACCTGCGTGTTCTTTCTCATACTTGCCTTTCCAATCATCCTTTTCGTAGTCCTCCAATTTCTTCTGGAGGCCTGAAACTTTCTCTGCATCCTCTTTGTATTTACTAATCTCGTTCTTGAGACCTGTAACAGTTGCGGAGTGTTCTTCGATAATCGCGGAAACCTGTTCGTCTGTAAGTGTCATGCTCTTTAAAAAAGCCCTTGTTAATGCCATTTGATTACTCCTTTTCTTTGAGGGATTTCTTTCCCTAAATGACTTTATATGTAAATCACAGTACTTCGTGATTACTTTCTAAATGTTTTTGCGGCTTTGAGGGATTTTGCTCCAAATTTGCCGTCAATTTTTAATTTACATTTCGACTGGAAAATGCTAACCGCATCTTCCGTCTTTTCGCCGTATTTGCCGTCAGTATCTAATTTCGAGCCGATAGCCCAGTTTAAAAATTTCTGTAATTTTTCAATTTCCTCTCTTGCGCCTTTTAACACTGTAATACCGTCTAAAAACGCATAGTAGCCGCGTGACGGCAATTTAGGGAATTTCCCAGTGTATTTAACCTCTTTCGTTGTTTCTTCCTTCTGCTCCACCGCTGGGAAGTCATGATACAAAATATTTAAATCAAAATTTCCGCCGTTGCCGGTTGAAACCTTGGTCGGAAATACGCCAGAGCTGGTATACTGCCACGCCATAAGGTCATCTACGTTTGTAGGCTTATAAGATTTGTTCGGTGTCGCCTTAAATGCCATGCGGTTATAGCCTTTGTAATAACGTGCAATCCACCAGTTTTTACAATTAACTTTGCTTTTATCAATATGCTCCGCAAAGTATGATTTACCAGTGTAAACGCCGAATTTATACCCTCTTGACTCAACGACAGCCTGCGCCGCATTGATGATTGATGTAATCATGTCCTTTGTCAGCTTAGCCTGTACTTTGTCCTCGATGTCAAACCAGACGCCGTACTTAAAATGCTTTTTACTGGCCTTGTCGAGGATGTCACATACAAGTTCCATATCTGACTTAGCTTTTGCCGTTGTGGTAGCGTATGTGTAGTTATATACGCCCCATGGGATGCCAAGTTCCTCGCATTTTTTATAGTTTGCCTCAAACTTCTTGTCTTTGCCTAAATCTTTGCGGATAATCTTAATGATTGCACCATCGCAACCGTATTTCTTTACTTTCTTCCAGTCGATTGTGCCGTTATATACCGACACGTCAATAATTTTCTTCTGTGCCATTTTTTTCTCCTTTATAATCTTCGATCACTGTAATTCCGTACTCAATGGCGCAGGTGTTTTCAATCTTGCATTCTCTCGCCTTTTCCCATCCCTTTGCAAAATACGCAATATCGGCAGTTGATAATAGCTCAAGCGATTTTCCCAAGAACCAAAGCGGTCTAGCATCTGCTGGAGCTGATTGAAAAAACGAATCAATAATCTCTACTGGCTCCCCTAACAGTTTTTCTGCGCTTTTAATTGCGTTTTCTCTCTCTTTTAAGATTTCCTCATCTGATTTGCCTTTCATCGGCTGACTAATAAATAATTTTTTCATTTTTTACCTCCATCTCAACACATATAAAATCTTCTGTTTTCCGTTGATGACTCTGTGTATCTTTTTGTATGTTCCGCCTGCTTTTTTAGTATTTGTGCTAGCCTTTCCGGCATCCCACCAAACCATTTTATTATTCTCGTTTATTCCTGCGAAAATATTAGTATGCAGGCGGTAAAAGCAAATATCTCCCGGTTTTAATTTGCTTTTATAATCCCGGGGTAATTTATTTACTTTTATCAATCTATATCGTTTTGATATAGCCGCTTTTGTTCCTGCGCCCTTATAGACAACTGTTCCGTTCCTGTTGCAATAAAACAGTTGTCCCGGTTTGAGGATGCCTAATTGCTGTAGGCAATAGCATACATACGATGCACAATTACTTACCTTTTTCTTCTTTGCACCCGCCCAGCTATTCGCCACGCTCTGAGAGTATTTAAACTTTTTATCAGTAAAATACTCTGCAGTTTCTCTTGCCTTGACGAGCAAAGACAATCTGTTCATTATCCCATCGCTCCTTTTAATTCGTCTGCAATGATTGCTGTGTATTCTTTTGTGTAATTTGCCGCCGCCGGTTTTAAATACGGTTGTGCTCTCTGACCGTTTGTGATATGCCATTGTCCCTTATCATCCTGATAAGTCCATGGGGTCTTTCGTCCTCCCTTGTAATACACGCCAGTTCCTAACTCTACATAGGCGGCATATTCTTCATTACTCCCGATTATCTCTGTGAGATTCTCCAAGTCGGTCTGGTGCGTAATGCTGTTTCTCAACGCGCCTGTATCGACCGGGCAAAGGTCTTTTGCGTGCCCTTCTGCGGCGGCTCCTGCCTGTTCTAACGCCCTTGCAAGTGCCATGGTGGTCTTTAAAATTACTTCGTCCACGTGGCTCACAACATCAATATCCGCCATTATATTCGCCCCCTTTGCGTTGCTAACCATTCATAATAGGTCATGTCCTCCACGACTTCGTTTCTGCCTGTCTCTGGGTTTCTGACACGTATCATTCGCGGTTGTGCCAGTTCGGCAGGCAGTGTAGTTCTCTGCGTACAACGACAGTTATAAACTTCCGCCGGGATTCCGCTTGGGTCTCCCGGATACATGAGGCCATTGGAGTAAGTCATATTAAACGGTACTTCTTCACCGTCTAATGCCCTGTGACTGTCTCGTGTCCTCAAGTCCTTTGTTGCTGTCCAATGCTTAACTACATCAATTCCCATCTGGTAGGCTTCCTCGTATGCCGCCTGCCTGCCTCCGTTCTGCGCTCCTGTGAACGCTGTGCGGGCGTTTCTAATTGCGGCAGTATGATTCATACCTGTAACGTCCTGAAATCGCCCTGCGAGCTTTTTTATGCTGTCACCCTGTAAAATTCCTTGCAATAGTGCATTTTGCAATTTCTTCTTGTTCCAACGCACATCCTTGCTTTTTAATACCCTACGCGGTGGAAGAATCTTTTGTTTTCTGACCGTCAGCCGCTTAACTGTGTGCTCGTCAATCAAATTAAATGCAATATCTCCAATTTCTTTTATCTGCTTATCAGGCATAAGAGATTTAATCATGTAGGCCTCAAAGTTATGATTAAGGGCAATCACAAGAGAGGTCTTCTCGTTGATGTATGCCGCGGCAATCTCATTTGACTCTGTCAGCCGCCGCGCCATGTCTTCACGGAGTGCTTCCCACCTCTGCCCTCTGCCATACTGATTTATCAGCCATGCTTCAAACTCTTTCTTGGTGTACTTCCCTGCCTGGTATGCCGCATATTCTTTAGTGTACCGGCGGGAGAACTGTTTAAAATAGTTTCTCGCTTTGCCGTCAAGTTCTTTTTCGGCCTGCTTATATACGTCTTTCAGCCGTTTTTCTAACTTTTGTAACTCCTGCTCTGTCCACTTGTCGGATGGATACATGGTTATTCATCCCCTTCCGGGTTATCTTCCGGCGCATCTGGTTCAGGTGGCTCCGTGTAGCGGCTATATGATTCTTCGTCTAATTTTGCAAGGATGTCCGGCACTTCCTCCGGTGCAACAAACGGTAATTTTTTCAGGATGGTTTCTTCGTCCAGATAATTAGACGCCTCAAGAATCATGTCTGTTCGTTCTTTCTCGTTACTGATTCTGTTCCGCTTAAATTGTGGTTCGTCATCAATCCCTGCAAGCTCCAGAATCTTCTCGATCGCATCGCCCACGAAGTACTCAAAATCGTCCGCGTTATCGTCTAATGGTTGGTACGCAGCGTCGATATGGTCGTTTGTTGCTCCGGCGGCTATGGCGTGTACATCCAACGCACCGAAGTCCTCATAAATTTCTGACCGCATCTGCGTGAGAAACTCTTTTCTAGCGGTATATGGCGGCTCTTGTGTGTATGCCTGTACCTGCCCCTCCTCGGCCTTTGCGATATGCTGAAACTTGAGCCGATCTCTAAACTCTGCCAGCTCGTCGTCTGTCATGCCATCGGCGTTAGAGATGAGCCAATACATCTGTGCGCAGTCGTCTAAATCATTGGCAAAACCACTTTGTACTGCGTCATATGCATCAATCTTTGACTGCATCCCTCTCAGAGTGCTTATATGTCGTTTGTTCCCAAACATTGGCACAATAGGGAGAATGCTATAATTTTCTTCTCCGATAATTTCGGGTTCCAAATTGTTCGCAACCTCGACTCTTTGTCTGTATGCCCGCTTGGGAGCGGTCTCTTTTAATTCCCCAAATTTACTTTCTGCGCTGTAGGTTGTATAGCCATCTATTTCGTACAGTACAACCTTGAATGGTTTTTGTTCGTCCAGTTGCCAGAATCTTATGCCTGCCATCAACGCTCCTGTGTCCTCGTCCCACATCGGAGCAAATTGCGTAAGGGGAAATTCGTGCACGTGGTCCACATTCCAAAACAAGAAGGACTGCCCATGGATTAATGCGTTGTAAGCCGCCTCTTTGATTCTTCTGTCAAACTGTTTGCCCAGTTTATCCTTGACACTCATGTCATTAAAAAAGACTCCGTTTCCCAGACTATATGAACAACGCTGTGTATTTAATTTGTGAAAGAAATTAGAACATATCTGTGCGTTAGACGAAAAATTATCTATCTTTTTTTGACCTAATAGAGTGTAGTAGACGCGCTGGAACTGTAAAATAGTCTCATTTTCCTGTGCGTCATACTTATCCGCCCTTAGCGCCTCTTTATATGCTCCTGTACTCTCGTGGAATTTTATAAACCGATTTATAAATTGCCCTTTGTCTTTTGCGGCAATGAAATCTTGATATGATAGATACATTGTTATCACCCTAAAATTGATTTGTATTGTCTTGTTCGGCTGCGCTTGACGAGTTTTAATGTTTTTACAAGATACCTGATAGCATCCATCGCGTGATCTGACTGTTTTATAACTGCATCCCTACCTTTGTCAGCCGCTGTTGGGTCCCACGCATAGATGCCGAACTCCTCGATCGTGTGCGTGCAAGACGGGTCAAACGATAATTTGTCTTGTGTCAACATCGTCTCAACGTCTGCTATCCCATCGTTAACAATATTATCTGCCTTTTTAACCTTGTGCCCTTTACTGCGTAACTCCACGATGAGAGCGGCGGCGGATGGGTCAACAATGACTAAATCATCTTTCTGCCCGTTTAGCGTGTCCTCTAGTCCTTTTACTAGCTCACTGACTGGCTTCATTCGGTTGTTTTCTCTGCCTGAGTAGTAATACTCTCGCAGGCAGTGCCAGTTGCCGGTATCTACTCTTTTCTGCCAGATCAGGAAGACGGTGGCGTTTTGCATACCAAAATCGGAGCTAACAATTATCTCTCCGCTAGTCTCTGCCTTGCAGACGTGCCTTTCCTCTGAAAACATATCGTACACAAGCCCTTCGGCTACTGCCCAGTTGCCTAGTATGTAGCGTTGATACCTGTGTGTCCCTGAGTACTCTTTTATCAGTTCGTCTACTACCGCCGGAGGCAGGCAGCCATCATGTATGTTGTACGCCTGCTGGAATATATCTGCATCGGAATCCAGAAAGCCCTTAAACCAGTGCTTTGGTCCCGCCGGGTTGCACGTCCCATCGAAATGACTGTGTGACGTTCTGAGACGAGATTTCAACATCTCGAAAACTTCTTGGTTCCAGGTCGTCACCTCATCGCCGTAAGCATACTCAATCGTCGCTCCCTGTATTCTTGCAACGTGCTTCTTATTGTCGGCACCTAATGCATATACTTTTTTGCCAAATAGCTGTACTGTATTGTCACTGCGTATTTCGCCAACTAACTCTTCGCCCCATATCTCTCGCATAGGGTCAAGTATGTTACGTTGCAGTGTGCCTCTGGTGTTTCCCAGCATCACAGCCCGCCCTAATCCTTTTAGGTGTGTCAGACGTTGAGGAATTACGACTGCGTAGTCAACAAAAGATTTCCCGGAGCCTGTCGCCCCGGTCTTTACGTTCCAACGATGGTTGCAACCTTGCAGGTATTCTGCCTGCTTGCTAGTCAATGACACTATTGACACCCCCAAGAATCTCAATAGCTTTCGCCAGTGCTTTGTCGCTTGCACTCTCTGACTGCGGCTTATCACGCCATTGTTCTGGTTTTCTGTTCTTTAGCCAAAATATCTGCGCTGTTGTATCTGGCGCAACGTGCTTCTTTGTTACTTTTCGCTCCGTCATTACTCCGCCTTCGTACTTTTCACTCGTCTCCTCGTAGCTGTACCCTAACGCCCGTTGTAACAGGCTTTTTTCCACCTGCCTGTCCACAACATCCTTTCCCTTTTTTAAGGTATCGGCTAAAATTGGAAATTTTTTCTTCCATGTATACAAGGTATCTGGGTTAATACCGATGTTTGCCGCAATCTCTTTGTCTGTGCATCCATCTCGTGCCCATCCCTCTAGTTTGAGCAACCCTTCTTGGGTCAGCCACTCCTGGTATTTACTTATCCCATTTTGGGGGTCACCTCCTAAATACAACCATAACCCCGTAATGGATTGTTTACGGGGTTATATGAAAGGAAATAAAATATGAAAAAAATCGTTTACACCAGTTGCATAGCGCAACTAGATACAAGTATAAGGAATTGCACCTTAACAGCCGCCGGGGTAAGACTAATAAGCGGCTGGTCTCTAAACACTTGTAGACCCGCAACCTGTATGGAACGTAAGGCACCGTGGGATAGGTGTCTTGCGTACTCTCTTTTACGCGGGTGAGAGTTTACACTTTTACCACAAAAAGATGAGGGGGTTATGTCTCACAAAAAGTTACCAGTACTCGTCCGTACAAGTGTATTGTACGACATCTTTTAAGCTGTGTTAGACAAACATAAAAAAGAGAGGGAGATAATTCTCCCCCTCTAATATCCTGCATATTTCCCAGCCAAATTGGCAAAAGCACTAAGCCATCTACGTATAGTCATTTCTGCATATCCGAGCTTATCCGCCGCCCCTGCTATCGTGTATCTATCCTCAAAATATACCAGCTGTACGGCTTTCATTCTGTCCAATCCGTTGTCCATTCCTTCTGTCTGCTTTATCGCCTTGTTGATAGCGTACATCCATAGGGCTGACTGAGCTGTATTTTCTGCAATTAACTTGTCTGGGTATTTTTTTACCTGCTTTACTGCGTGCCCGTACCAGTCGTGTTTGGGGTTACTCAATTTTCTTACCTCCGCGTAATCATCGCTAATATCATCATTACTGCTGCATAAATCTTATCTTCTTTTTCTTCTGCCAGTATCCATTCCGACAAAGCAATCACTGCCCATATTATGGCCATCACGTTACTTACTGTACTCATATTAGCTCTCCTATCTCAATTAAACTGTTCGCAATCAACTCGACTCGTTTTAAATATCTTAACTGTTGCTGTATGTATGCATCAGAGTCTTTACCTCCAGCTGCCTTCCAGTCAGTTATTCTTTTGTCAACATCTATCAATACTTCGATTGGGATTATATCAAGATTGATATCTTCAAGGCTAATCTGCTCCATCTTTTTATTCCTTTCATATATGCTCATGTGGTTCGACCGGCTCCCAGTGTTTTTCAGCTTCCTGCTCAATCAACCGGTTATACCGCTCCACAAATTCGTCCTCGCTTATTTCGCCCTGCATAAATTTTTCTGATATGCTCACGTAGGTGTTTATTGGTATCCTTTTCAGTCGGTTACACCGCTTCGTAAACTCCTCATCACTTATTTCGTCTTTTATGTATTGCTGTGATAAACTCATATATGTATCCGGTTCGATTGTGTTATTGTTCATCTATGCCTCCAATTACTCGCTAATCTCACTCCAATCTAATTTCTGTCCGCACCAAGAACAATATTGAATACTTTGAATCTCCACTTCATTTGGTGTGTCCGTTATGCCATGACAAATCGGACACTCACATACATATTCATTGCCTGTGAATCTTTCAATCGGTTTCTTTGGAATCTGCATTTCCAATGCTTTGAGTGCCATCAATATAGCTTTATCATGCTTCTTCGCTGTGGTGGCATTTTTCGGTGGGTCTATGTGTACATCCTTTTTTAAAATGCCAATTGCCTCATCTATTACCATTATTTAATACCTCTTTTCCCTCTCAAATATTTTTAATTCTCCTTTTATATGTGCTCATGCGGTTCAAACGGTTCTGCGTGTTTTTCCGCTTCCTGCTCAATCAATCAGTTATACCGCTCCACAAATTCGTCCTCGTTTATTTCGCCCTGCATAAATTTTTCTGATATGTTCATGTAGGCGTCTGTTTTTGTTGCGCTGCTGTCCATTTACGCCTCCGATCATGTATCAATTTTGCTCCAATCAAATTTACAACCACATTCGCCGCAGTATTTATTCCTGCTTTCTGCATCCGCCATTACTTGCTTTCCACACAAGGGACATTCATAATCAATGTCTCCGTTTAATGTATCTAAGATAATCGGTTTTACTGGTTTGAGCTGCCTTTTTAGTAATTCAATTACTTCTTCGCACTGTTCCTCGTTTTCACAACTGATAGTGATGTCATTGCTATCATCATATTCGCTAAATGTTCCATCTTCATTCTGAATAAGCATAATTCCTTCGGTTTCTAACATCTTTCACTCCCACTTCCTTATTCTTCCGCACACTTTCGTCCACTCCCTCGCAAATCTCTTTTCCGCCAAGTCGCTTGGGAAAAACTTTGTTTTTTTGTTTTTGTTTCCTCTGTTTCTCAGTTCCCTTTCTATGGCTTCTATTTTTCCCTTTGATTTGGGTATTTTACGCAGTTCGCTCATTGCTTCCCTTAGTTCCTGCTCTGTGCATTCCACCAGAAATGCAGGTCGGTCAAGGTTTGGTATTTCATATAGTTTTTTCGCTATTTTGTTTTGTATTTTATCAAAGTCTTCGTCTTTCAGCCCGTATGGCATTTTTATTTCTCCTCCTCCTTCATTATTAACTCAACCCATTTTCTCGCTATTTCTTTTTGCGTGTCTTCAACATCGCCCCACGCGTCTGTGTTGCAGGCTAGTATTTCACAAATCAATATAACTTCTGCCATATTTTTACGCAAAATACCCTCTGCTCTTACCACTTGCGCCGGGGTTAAATCAAATCCTATAATTGCTGCGCGCATCGTTGCGGCTTTGGATAATTCATCCGCCTTTTCCGTTAATTTGCTAAACAATGTGCCTATTTCTAAATGTTCTAACAAATAGTCTTTCACTTCACTGTTTTTCATTTCTTCTACTTTCATTTTCTTTCCTTTCCCCTCCGGAATAAATCCGGAGGAATCAATGGCATATAGTTCTTCATGGAACCGTTAACGTGTTACTGTAATGTGTATCTATCCTTAACCCCGGAGGGTGTCCAGCTTTAATATCTTACCCAGTCAAACGGCAATTTATTTACTAGCAGGCAAGCCGCACCTTTCTTTCCTACCGCAAAAATACAACTTTCGCAATATTTATGCTCGTTGCAATACTTCTTGAGCGTTTTCACCGCTTTTCTTGCTTCTGAATCTCCTGTTTTCTTCATCACACCACCTCCCTGATTGTGACGCCGTATCTCTCAAGCATTAATTTGCGTTTGATAATGTACTCTGGATTTTTTCTTGTACGCGGGGATTTTACGTCCTCGACAATAATCCTGCCTTCCTTGTCTGTGTAGCGGAAATCTGCTGTATAAGATACGGGGCGCTCTGTAGTGCCATCCTCTCGTTTCTGGCTACCTATAAGGATGTATTTAGCCTGTCGCTCTAATCCTGTAATTTCCCCCGCTTGTTGCATCGCCGCCAGCTCTAAATAGCGATGCATTTCTCTCTTGCTATCAAACTTCCCATCTTTCGTAAAAATCTTTTTATTTCTAAATTTATTCACAGGTAATTCCTCCCAAATGTTTTGATAAATTCTTCCCTTGTTCCGTTGTTCTTCTCCCAGTACTTCTGCGCTAGCTCCTTGAGATACCTGTCTAGCGGTCCGTTGGGATTACGGTGTACTGCCTCGCCGCCGTTGGTATGATGGCTCAGACACAAATAAACTGTAAAACCGTACTTTTCTGATTGTTTTCTATTATTTCTTCCGTACAAGACATGATGTCTATGTAAATTTCTAGTTGTTTTACAAAAGAAGCACTCTTTCTCTTTCTGTAGTACGCTATTCATCGTCAGAATCCTCGCTTGCGAAATGATATTCCATCAAATCGGCAATCATTAAGTACTCTTTTGCAACTTTCCCGTTGCGTGTTTCCTTTACCTGTTTTTTAAATTCTTCTAAATCTCCATGAAAACATCCGCAATTAACCATTATTTTTTTATTTTTGCCCCTGTAAAAAGTTGTGCAGCGGAATTCTGTTCCGAAGCCCTGTATTAGTGTATAATCTGCGTTGCCGCAAACCCTTGCATCGCCGGAAACCCTTGCGTTGCCGGAAACCCATGCGTTGCCGCAAACCCTTGCATCGCCGGAAACCCTTGCGTTGCCGCAAACCCTTGCATCGCCGGAAACCCTTGCGTTGCCGGAAACCCATGCGTTGCCGCAAACCCTTGCATCGCCGTAAACCCATGCATTGTCGTAAACCCTTGCATCGCCGGAAACCCTTGCGTTGCCGGAAACCCTTGCGTTGTCGTAAACCCATGCATTGTCGTAAACCCATGCATCGCCGGAAACCCTTGCGTTGCCGTAAACCCTTGCATCGCCGGAAACCCATGCATTGTCGTAAACCCATGCATTGCCGTCTTGCGATACATTCCCCTCTTTTTCCACGTATCCGCCAAGTTCTCCGGCTTTCACGTCTTCAAAATCAATTAATGCCTTAATTCTAAATAATTTTTTCCCAGCTACGTTTGTAATAGACTCTGTTGTTAATTCAAATTTTTTCATTTTCTTCTTCCTTTCTTGGCTTCCATTTTCCTAGTATTTGTTCCAGCTCTCTTGGTGTTAGCGTTTCAATTCCCAAATCTTCCGCTTCCTGTATCGTTCCTTTGATTAGTTCGCTCATTTCCCGACTGTCGTAGGTATGTGAGCCTCGCATAAGCCTGTAAAACACTACCTCTTTGCCTTTTTCTAGCCGCCGTCCTATCGCAACCGTGTGAACGTCCTCTTTTTTGTACATGATGTCGGTCGGAACATTGGTTTTTAAAACTGCTATGTCTCCTTTTATCAACTCCGGCTGTCCGTATCTGCCTATCATCAAATTTTTGGCTTCCGCCTTGCTCGTGCCGACTTTCTCCGCTATTTTGGTGACCAGGACGTGGAAATAGGCGTTTGCTGACAAGCTTCTTTTCTTGCGGAACGGTTTAATTATTATGGACAGTTTTTCCAACTTTTTCAGTTCGTCCACGCCCTTTATAAACCGCTCCGCCTCGTTGATTTCCAGGGTAACTGTTATCTTTTTGCTAAAATAATCCACTGCTAAGTTTTTTATTTTTCCAGTTAAATCCATGCTATTCCAATCCCAGTACTTTCAAGGTTTCAACGTACTGTCCGCGTGTAATCTCGTAAAACGATTTCAGCCCCATGTTGTTTCCCCATTCTGTGATTTCCTGTTCTGTCATACCTTTCTTTCGCATCAAACTGCATAAATTTCTTGCTTCTTTTTCTGACACGGTCTCATTGCTTTTGTATTCGTCCGTATCCGCATCTTTGCTGTCGTCCAGGAGAAATAAGCTGTTTAACGCGTATTTCCTCGCGTAGCTTGACGTTGCTCCTGTGATTTGCGAGGAATCCACTCCCTTCCTGGTTTCTTCTTCCCTGGCATATGCGCTGCATACAATATTTTTTTCGTCCTCTATGTCAGTTAATTTTGCTGTTGCCTTTATGTAAAACCTATTGCCCATCATGATTATTTCGTCATGCACAGTTAGTATTAATCCCTGTTCGTCCAATAACGGCTTTACTGCCTCGTAAATATCCTCTAAGCTTCTGTACCAGAATTTTCCGAATTTATTCCATCGAGACTTAGGCACTTTAAGCTGATGCTGAATTTTCTGCAACTTTTTGTGAATTTCTCCCATCTTTCTTACCTCACGATCACACTTCTCGAGGTCTCAAGATGTGCCCCTGTGACCTCTTTCCCGGCTTTAATCGCCTTTTTAATCGCTGTCTTGTCCGCCTGTGGCTCTGGAATCCTGATGTATTCCTCTGTCAGACTGCCTAAGTCGTCAATGGTTACAGACTCGCTGTTTCTGTATGACACGCTGACTCTTGCCGTCTTGAGCTTTTCACCGTCAAGAGCATGGGACAGATAGTCCTTGCACCTCTGTGCGGCGTTCTCGCAACTTCTACGGCGTTTCGCAAGCTTTTCTTCCTCCTCTTTGATCGCCTTTGCTTCTGCAGCATAATTCTTTACCGCCAGCGCGATTCCCTCCACCTTTTTGTCTCTCTCGATGTTGAGAGCCTCAAGTTTTTCGAGGTCAATAATTTCTCCTGTTTCTTCGTCTACGCAATCCATGATTGCACTGTCAATCTCGTATAGTGTCATTGCTCTAATTCCTCCTCGTATCTCTCATATTCGTTGTAACTTTCCGCACCTCGTTTGATTGCTTTGTGTGCTGTTCTGCACTCATATTCCGCCTCAAGATGCTGTGCCTTTAAATACTCTCTAGCCGGGTCAAATCCTCGTTCCATTTCCTGTCCCCCATGCCTCTTTAATAGCCTTGCTCAGTTCGTTGTAGCCTCTGGCGTATGCCTCTATCTTTTTCATGTCGTCACTTCTTTCAACGCCCAGTCTAAACAGTTCAAGCATCCCTTGTGCTACCTCTTTGTCTTTGACAGCAATCATGACTTCTGCCAGGATTACTCCTTTCCCTGTTACTTCGTCGTCGTATTCCTTCGCTGGAAATCCAACCGCATTAATCATTGTGTTATTCATAGCCTAACCTCTCTTTCTTCTCTGCTATCCAATCTCCCAATGCTCCCTCGCACTGTTCCGGGGTATAATTTTTATTATCCTGTTCTAATCGCCCAACTATTTCTCCCAGTGTGGGTAGTTCTGGTACTGTTTCTTTCTGCTCTATCGCCCCCGCCGCTCTTATCATCTCTTGGAGCTTCGGCGGGTACTTATCTATTTCTTTCTGCGCTTCTAACGCCGCTCTGTAGCTTCTGAGGAAGTTTGACTGTATAACCGTCTGAAAGTCCGCTGAATCTACTACCGCCCAGTCATGGAGCGTCTGTGGCGTTCCTACTGCCTTTTGCAACGTAGTGGGCAGTTTGTCAAACTCCTCTCTGTAACCGTAAATTCCATTACTGCACGCCTTTGTAACTGTTGCCCACGCTTCCTGCTCGCTCAGGTAGCTGCTTTCTGCCTTGAGTTTACTGGCACACTCTAAAATATCTGCCGGTGTTGGCGGAAACTTGCCGGTCGTCATGTACATCTGCGCTGCCACGCTTATTGTCTGGTAGTCGTTATTTTTGCCTACCAAGCGGTACCACATGTCTAGCGCCTGTTCGTTGGGAACAAATCCCGGAGCCGTGTAAACGGTTTTTAGTGCAGCCACGATTTTAGAAAACTCCGAAATCGTCATACATTCCGCCTCCCTCCTGTTCTTTTTGTGCCGCCCAGTGCTGTATATCTCCGTACAATCGGTCGTTAATGTTCTTTGTGCTGTCATTAGCTGTTTTCAGCTCAAAGAATCCTAACCACTCCTTGTCCAACGACTGGTCAATGATTTTTTTCATCGTTCCCAAATCTCCGCCAGACAACTCATGTAATTTTTTGAGCAAAGCTTTCAAGGCTCTGTCTGTTCTTACTGGCTTTCTGATTTTCTTACGCATAGCAAGGAACTCCAAAAACTTACAGTTAAGTTCTTCGTCCTCGAAATACTGTTCCGGTTCTTTCTTTGCGCGCGCACTCTCTTTTATTCCTTTAGTACTTGATTCCTTAAGTATTTTATTATTTAAGTATTTTATTCCTTTAGTATTTAATTGCGTTGGATTTTCCTGTATAGGTTTTTCCTGTATTGGTTTTTCCAATATAGGCTTTTCCTCTTTAGGTTCTTCCAATACAGGTTTTTCCTGTGTTGGTTTTTCGTAAATGTCGTAAACTGTACCGCTTACCTGTCCTTTTTCGTTTCTCTCACGAGTCACTTTCAGGTATCCGAACGCTTTTAACTCTTCTAATGCGGCTCTTACGCCGTCTACGCCGTCTTTATTCAAATTTGCCAGTCCTTTAACTGTAAAGTCCCAGTCTTCCGGTAAACTAAGCATAAGACTCAGTAAGCCTTTTGCTTTTAAAGACATACCATTTTCTCTAAAATGATAATTCGACATAACGGTGTAGTCTGTCGTTTTATTTATTCTCATTACTGCCATGTCTACCTCCTATCTTGACAAATTGCCAAGTCTTTTGTATGATTTACTTGTATGATTTATCGTAAGAGCTTAATGGTATGGCTCTTCCTTTTTTACCTCATGCTCTACACCGTCTTTATCGGTGTAGAATACTTTGTCATACTCTACACCTTGTTGTCGTCCTAAAAGGGTGTAGAGTAATCTAATAACATACTCTTTTCTTGGAGGCTCATTCATTTTTTTATTCACCCCCTAACATCACGAAAAAATTATAATTGCTATAATCTTTTCCGGCGGTATGTGTCATTACTCCAACCCAACTGGACGAGATCCAGATAATCAACGTTACTGACACGATGGTCAGTAAATTGTACATAACCTTCATTTTTCCCTCCTATACCTCAAATCTCTGTTGACGGTTATACTCGTCAATCCTCAACTTTGTGTTTGTTTTCGGCTCCCAGTTGTCTACATAGTCAATAGCTTCTTCGTACCGCTTGCGTGGGATATTGTTCCGGCTGTTGACTTTAAATCTGTCTTGCAAATCCCTGTTGCACTCGGCGAATACAACTTTGCTGATGTATGCATATGCTTCTGTGTCTTTGCCACCCAATGCGTTTAAAACTGCTTTATTGACGTGCTGACGCAGCGTCTGTTGTTGTCCGTAGTCAATCACCATATTGCTCTCAAGGTTCTTTATACGGTCTTCATGGTCTCCATAGCCTGTGGCGAGTAAGCCTATCTGCTCTGCTATTGTTGCAGGCTTCTGATAACCACCTGTCTTTCTGATGGACGGAAGAACCTCTCCGGCTACCCAGTCGGTAAAGTGTTCTGCACTTTCTTTGCGGCTCTGGAAGATTACTTTGTAAAGATTAAGTTCGTTCACAAAGTTTGCGTTTTGTCTCCTGCCTACACTGTCGATGACCATACCAGTAGTAACCCCATCGGGTTTTAATCTTGATTTGACTCTGCTAGGTTGCTCAAGGTCCAATGCGTGGCAAACATCCGCTAAGCAGAAGTACGGTTCGTCATTAATTATCTGGGTTCGAATTGCTCCAAACTCATTGTTTTCGAAGATTTGAATATTTTTCATCTAGTCGCCTTCTTTCTGTTCTTCACATTCCTGCTTCTTATTGCTTGCCATTGCCTCACCCATACCAAGTAAGTAGCCTTTATTAAATTCAGACATGTTAGGAATAGCTTTTGTTATAGCTTCAAGAATCTGTTTTTCTTTTTCTGACATTTTCAGCACCTCTCTTTCTTGACCTGCCATCATCAGTACCGGGAGGTCGTCTCCGGTAGACGGTCATTTCTGACCGTTTCGGCTATTTATTTTCTAAAATAATTTCAAGCCCATTTCCTTCTGTCACTCTCATTTCAGTAACTCTTTTGTCTAAAAGCTCGTCCGTTTCACAACCCAAAAAGTAGTCCACATAGTGCTCTGCTTCGAACTCCATACCAAACATTGCTACTACTATTCTAATTAATGTGCTATTGTCGATTACCATTAAAATATCGTATAATTTCATCCTGCTTCCCTCCTGTGTGGTCGTCTTGTGTTTTGTTGTTTATGTGACTATTATACGTCATTTATACAACAATGTCAACACCTTTTTTGTTGTTTTTATGACTTTTTGTTGTTTGTGTGACTTTTTTATATTGATTTTTGCTTTTTAATGGTGTACAATGTTAGTAAGAAAAGAGGTGATTGGAAATTGAATGAAAGATTGAAGAAATTAAGAAGAACTTTAGACTTAACTCAACAAGCGTTTTCTGATAAATTAGGAGTAAAACGTAATACAGTTGGGCAATGGGAAATCGGGCGTAACGAGCCTAGTGACGCAATTATTTTTTCTATTTGTCGGGAGTTTAACGTCAATGAAGATTGGTTGCGAACTGGAAACGGCGAAATGTTTATTGAATTAACAAGAGATGAACAGATAGAAAACTTTGTCGGTGATGTACTGAAAAGCGAGGAAGATTCTTTTAAAAAGAAATTTATTTCGATGCTTTCGGCGTTAGATGAATCTGACTGGGAAGTTCTACAGAAAATGGTGGAGTTAATGCAAGAAAGCAAAAAGGGCTGATTATTTCAGCCCTAGTAAAGCCTTGATGTGTACGTAGATGAGCCGCAAACAACGCTCATCTGCCATATCAAGCATTTTAATAATTTCTTTCTTGTAATCCATGCAACCCCTCCTGTTATCAAATCTTTACTGCATTATATGATGCACGTATCTCATTTATTCATTCTGGACATTATTTTCAACAAATTACTTGATATTTTATTCAATATCCTGTATAATTTTACCCAAATTATTAATCAGGAGGATACAACTATGAAAAAGAAGTTACTTGTAATCACATTAGCCGCAACAATGGCTTTAGGAATGACCGCTTGTGGTGGAGAAACACAGAAGTCTGACAACAAGGCAGAAGCAACTACACAGGCAACCACGCAGGCAGAGGAAAAGACAACAGAGGCGGCAAAGGCTGATGAGCCGAAGGTTGAGAAGTCGGACGGCATCACGAAAGAGATTTACTACACAAATAAAGAACTGGGCATCAAAGGCACATCAGGACCGATTAACTACACTATCGACCAGATACAGGTATCTAACGTATCGTTTGACAGCGAGGATACAGCAAGTTTAGCGGATTTTAAGACCAGCGACAAGGGTGCTATGGTAGCCATACACATGACCGTAGAAAATACCTCTGATGATACAGTTGATTTTTACGCCGATCAGGGCAATATTGTAACGGACACAAAAGAAAAAGCAGAACCAAATCTCTGGTTTAGCGACAGTTTAGACGGGGAATACAACGGTAAAATCAAGAACGAAGGTACATTGATTTACTTCTTCAAAAATTCTGACGCCAAAGACATCAAATCAGTAAAATACACTGCTCTAGCACCAAGCAACGAAAACCTTGACTCCTTAGGAAATGATGTTGTGGAAGAAATATCTCTTAAATAATTTATATAAATTCTAGCGGCTGAAAAGTCGCTTTTTTTATGCGATTTGGGCAACAAAAAAAGCACCTGTCGAAACAAGTGCTTTACCTTTCCAAAATGGAACTATTAATGTTTTTAAGGTACAAAATGAAACTAACTTTTACATCCCAAAATGTAACTATTCTATGTCTATAGATTACTTCTTTTCTCCGTATTTGTCAATGAGTTCTTTTGCCTTATCTATATTTTCTTGTATGGTATTGTATTCAGAATACCGATGTCCCCCAAATGCATAATAATCATGGTAATAATATCCAATACTAATATATCCGTTTGGCATTTTTATCCTAAACTCATTATTTGACTTAAAAACCATGCCTTTAGGCAAAGCAGCCAAGAATCTGTCTAGTTTTCTTCTTTTATTAAATTCTATGTACTCTTCTCTCTCTTTCGTTGTCATGTTTCCTTCTTTCTCCGGCGGAATCCGCCGCCGGGCGGGTATTTATTATAAAACTTCTATTTTATCGACAACTGTCCAGAGGATTTTCTTAATTAAACTTCCTCCCGGATTCTTACAAAACCAGTCTTCTTTTTTACAGTCGTAATACAATTTAGCTCCAAATCCCCAGTCAACAAGGCTTAATGCTTGACGCTGCGCAAAGCTTTTATATTCATCTGTGCAGATGCCATTAATGATTCTTCCACGCCCCATAGTTTCGGGTGTGTTAGTTTCCTTAACTTCCAAATATTTCTGAAAGTCATTAATATAGATACGTTTCATGTCGCCCTTCTCCCACACCTTATAGCCAAGGCGGATAAGTTTTTCCTCCATTGTTTCTTCCATGTTCTTTGCTTCCTTCCATGCTAATTTTAATCCTTCGGAGATGCAAAGACCTGCCTTTTTAACTAACTCCCACGCTCTTTTCATGATTTTTGATAAATTGTATTTTTTCATTTCTTTGTATCTCCTCTCTTGATTTAATCTTATTGTACACGATAATGTCTATTATGTCAAGAGAAAAATACACAAAAATATATTATTTTTTTCTTGATATTTCTTTCAAAATAATGTACTATATATTTACAATAATAAAAGGAGGCTTTTGAATGGAAACACGAGCAAAAAAAAGAAGTAACATATATAACGGAAGTATTTCATATAATAATTTATGGGATACATTAGAACGCAGAGGATTAAAGCGTTCTAACTTATTAGATAAGGAAAGTTTTAACCTTTCCCCGGCGCTGGTCAATAAGTTGCGGCACGACAGAAACGTGAATATAGATACAATTATGTATTTGTGCGAAAAATTAGACTGCCAAGTGTGCGACATTGTGGAATATAAAAAATAATACATTTTCGTGTATTTTTCTATTGATATAATAGACACTATCGTGTACAATAATATTAAATCAAGAGAGGAGATACAAAGAAATGAAAAAGCATGGAAAACTAAGAAGAAAAAAGCTAATGAACAGACTTAACGCCGTGGAGGTAGGAAGGGGAATAAATGAAAAGAGCCGCTTTATATGTGCGAGTAAGCACGCAAGAGCAGAAGAACAGTGGTCTGTCTGTTGATTCGCAGATAGACGCACTTGAAAAATATTGCGAAGAGCAGGGATATGTGGTTGCCGGTATTTATAACGATGCCGGCATATCTGCACGTAAAAAATACACAAAACGCCCTGCTCTCTTGCGGTTGCTTGAGGATTGCAAGAAACACGAGATTGATATAATACTCTTCACACGCCTTGACAGGTGGTTTAGAGCCGTTGCAGGGTATTATGAGGTACAAAATATCCTTGACGCGTGTAAAGTGCCTTGGCGGGCTATCTGGGAGGATTATGAGACGGAGACAAGTCAGGGCATATTTAAAGTAAATATTATGCTGTCCGTAGCGCAGGCGGAGGCAGACAGGGACAGCGAGAAAATACGGTCTGTTATGGAATTTAAACGGAACAACAAGGAATATATTGGCGGAAAAGTGCCGGTAGGTTATCGCATAGAAGGAAAAAAGATTGTAAAAGACGAAAAGACGCGAGGAATAATTGAGGATATGTTTGAGCATTACTTTCAGACCTTCTCAAAAGCAGGAACCGCCGACTATATTTTGAGTAAATACCCTGATTTTGTAAGAACCAGAACAAGGTTGGTTAAGATTATGTCCAGTCCGGCTTATCGCGGCGAAATGTATGGAGTAAAAAACTACTGTGAGCCGTACATCACAGAGGAGCAAGCGCAAAAAATCAACGAAGTATCCAGCCAAAAAACTTGGACAGATTGCAGGAGGCGTATTTACATTTTCTCCGGCTTGATGAAATGCCCGCTTTGCGGTTGCAGGCTTTCCGGGTGTGCAATAGGCAAAAAAGGAAAAAAGTACAAAGTATATCACTGTCCCCACTCTGTCGCACAAAAGCACAAGACCTACACGCGATCAGAAAAAAAATTAGAAACATATATGCTCAATCACATCGAAGAAAAAATACAGTTAGATGTATTAAGGGCAGAAGGTCGTGTGAAGGCAGGCGGAAACGATGCGGAAAAGAGAAAGAAAAAATTATCCAGCGAGTTGGGAAGAATTAATAAAATGTTTGAAAAAGGTAGGATAACAGAAGAATACTATGACGAAAGATATGAGGCTATATCAAAGGAATTAAAAGAACTATCCCAGACCGCCGCAACGGAAGAACTAGAAACTAAGAAAAAAATACAAAGCAGATTTCCTGACGGTTGGAAAGATATGTATATGCAGTTAGGCGAACAAGACAAGCAGGTGTTTTGGAAAAGTATTGTAAAAGAAATAAAAATATCCCCCGACACTTACGTGGAGGATATTATATTTTTTTAGTTTTTGTTATACAGTAACTAGCCGTAACCACCAGGT